CTTGGTTCAGCTGGTCCTTCTGCTGGTGGTAATGCCACTCACGCTCTCAAAGAAATCACTTTGAATGCATATAAACTCGCTACAAACGAGTATACAGCATACGAAGAAGAAGAAGATGCTTTGTTGGCTTTGATGCCAATCATCCGTGATGGTATGGTTCGCCGTGTTGCTCGCGCCGTTGACAAGGCCTTCTTGTTAGGTGCTGGTTCTGGTTCTGACCCTGTTAAGGGCTTGGCTAACTGGGCTTCCAACACCACTGCCACTGGTAACACTGTTGTTGCTGGTATGAACGTTGCTAAGTTACGCACATTGCGTCAAGGTTTGGGTGCTTGGGGTCTTGATCCTGCAGAAGTAGTTTATATCATTAATACTGATACATACTACCAATTGCTAGAAGACACAACCTTCCAAACAATGAACCAAGTTGGTACACAAGCTACATTGTTGACTGGTCAAATTGGTCAAATCGGTGGTAGCCCCGTGTTGGTCTCTGCAGAATTCGCTTCACCAGGTACTGGTATTGCTGGCGCTATCTGCTTGAACCCAGGCAACTTTATCGTTGGTAACCAGCGCGGTCTCCGCATTGATACCCAAGAATTAGTTGAGACACAGCGTCGCGTTATGGTGGCTAGCCTCCGTACCGGTATGACACGTGTTACTACTAACTTAGGTAACGCTGTTACAGCACACAAGTACACAGCAACCTGATCTGCTAGTGTAATTGTTAACAAGACCCTTCGGGGTCTTGTTTTATAAAGGTATAATGTGCCTTTATAAAACAAGCGAGGTATTTATGGCAACAAATTTAGTAACAAAAGCAGAATACAAAGCTTACATGGGAATTACTAGCACAAACTCTGACACAGAAATTGATTTCTTAATACCCAAGGTTAGCGATTTAGTAAAAACATATTGCCGTCGTACTTTCATTGACTTTTACGACGAGGCCAAAACAGAGGTGTTTGATGGTGGCTTTAAACAAATCATTTTAAAAGAAACTCCAGTAGTTACAGTTAATTCAGTTGCTTATAGCGCTGACTATGGTAAGACTTATACTAATCTTGTAAAATTTACAGACTATGTAGTGCGCGACGATTACGTACTTAGTTTAAATCCTGGTGGATTTCCAGAGCAAATTAATGGTTATCGAGTAGTTTACTTTGCAGGATACGAAGTAGTTCCTGGTGATTTAAAATTAGCAGTATTAGATTTAGTAGAATACTACTCAAAGAATAACGGTGCTGTTCATAGTACCCGTGATATTACTCCTAACACTACACAAATTAGTTATGTTGCTTCAAGTAACTTTCCTGCAGCAATCAAGCGTGTGCTAGATCAGTATATGGCGGACTTTACATGAGTGCAGAAGCGTTCAGACGTGTATTAAATAAAGTACCTGAACTTAAGCAGTGGGCCTCGGGTCAACGAAACACTTCTTCAATTTTACAACAAACTCGTGAATCTAGTAGAGCAGAAATAGAAAGCTCAACCGTAGATTTGATAATTCCACTAGAGCAGCTTAAAAGCATACTAGGTGAAACTACTGCTTCTACTATATTTAGTGAAATAAAGTCTGGTAAATACTTACAAGTGCCTGATGCAGTAGTTTATCATAATACTGCAGGCCAAGAAACAATAATTTTTAAAGGTTTAAACTTCAGAAGTTTAAATAAAACAGTAGGCGACTATCTACAGCAAATAGCTAAAGATGCTGGTGCTCAAGATGCTGGCAACGTATCTCAAACAGTTTTAAATCAAATAAAAAATAAAAACTACGATAAAGGCCATGTGTATGGATGGGCTAATACTTTACTGCAAAGAACAAAAGGCAGTATAGGCGAAGCATTAAAAGATCCTAGACGTCAAGTACCTGCAGTACAGCTTACTAAAGAATTAAACGCTTTAAATCAATTTATAGATACGCTACTAGATATTGTAGAAGAGTATGACGAAGTTACTAGCGATATTAAGGGTTTAAAAACTAAGTTAGGTGCTAAGTATCGTAAAACAGACTCTAACTGGCTTATTGAATGGCAAGGTAGCGCGGAACAACAACGAGCTGGTAGTGCAGTCGCACAAGTTGTTGGCAAACAGAATACAGGTATTCGTGGATTTTTAAAACAAGTAGGTTATAGTAATCAAAGCTTGGTTGAAAAAGCTCTTGATAGTATGGTAAACGGATTTGTTAAACAAGGTCTACTATCTGAAGGCTCACAAAGTCTAGTAGAACTAGAGTCGTCTCCTGCTATTGTAAAACTAATTGAAGATAGATTAGTATCGACTATTAGTGGTAAAAAACGAAAATTAAAGAATGTATATACAGGAACAATAGGTGGATTACCTGAGTTAACTGTTAAAAATGTTATAGGTGCTGACAAAGCTAAAGCTGACATTCGCAGAACTAAAGCAGAATTAAAAAGCCTAAAACAAAAAGTTACTAAGGCAAAAATCGAAGTAAAGAAGCAAGTACTGCCAGAAACAGTAAACTTAGTAAACTTACTTGCTATTTTAAACTCTCAAATACAAGACGTAGTAAGTGCGAATATGGGTGACGGAACCCGAAAAGATATACTTAATTATAGAACAGGTAGATTTGCTAGTACTATTAATATAGACCACTTAACTCAAAGTCGTGACGGTTTAATAAACGTATTTTATAGTTATATGAAAAATCCGTATGCAACTTTTAGTGCTGGTGGTAAGCAACAGAGTCCTAAAACCCGAGACCCTAAACTTCTTATAGGTAGGTCTATCCGAGATATTGCTTCTCAGGTAGTTGCTAATAAATTAAGGGCTATATCTATATGAGTAAACGAAATAGTATTGCAAAAGCGCTAGCAGAAAAGCTAAAAACAATTGATGGTACTGCGCCCTATCAAACAAACTTATACGACAACTCTTATGCCAAACTAAAGTTCTGGGATGAAATTCAAGACTTCCCTGCTGTATACATAGTTCCAGGCACAGAAATTCGCGAATATCATCCAGCTGACTTTGCGTGGTGCTACTTAAACTTATCACTAAAAGTGTATGTTCGAGACCAAGAAGATCCACAATTTCAACTAGAAACCCTACTACACGACCTAGAGAAGTGTATTCATGATAATCGTGTATTAGTATACGACCAGGCTAATAATCTGGCAACAACTGAAATCTTGATTCAGTCTATTATCACCGACGAAGGGCTATTAGTTCCTTACGGTGTCGGAGAAGTAAACCTACAAGTGCGATACGCACTACAATAACGTTGCTGGCACCAAAACAGATAAATGTCTAGTGGGTGTGCTTTACGTTTTTAACCACAAGGAAATAAAATATGGCATTTAATCTAATTCGTAATAGTCGAGTATTCTGGACAAGTAATGTTAACGCAACTACTGGTGCAGTCAACAGTTCTGGATTTACTTCTGGCAATACTCGCGAAATTCAAGTACTGGACGGATTCGCGTTTAGTCAAAACACTACAAGTGAAACAGTTACACTAAACGAAGCTGGTGCAACCCCTGTTCGTGGTCAGCGTAGTTTTAATACTGCTCTTGATCCAGCTGATTTTACCTTTACAACTTATATGCGTCCACAAGATGCTGGCACTACAATTACTTGCGAAGAGTCTGTTTTATGGAACGCTATGTTCTCGGACAAACCCATTGGTGACGCAGCAGCAGCTTGGACTGATGGTGCTACCTCTGCCACAGCAGTTTTAACAAACTCTAACAAGCATCAATTACACGCTTTTGGTTTAGTTATTATTGTTGATGATACAACTTTTATTATTGATAACTGCGTGTTAAACACAGCTACAATCGACTTTGGTTTAGATGCTATTGCTTCAGTGCAGTGGGCTGGTCAAGGCGGTGTGTTGCGTCAAATTACTTCACCTACTATTGGTAGTGGTAGCTTGTCAGGTACATTAACTGGTAACTTCTTGCAAAAAGTAACCACTTGCCCTTATATTGCTAACAAACTAAGTGTTGTTACACTAGACGAAGGCATTGGATCTGGTGGTACTGCTTATAACGTTGCCTTAACTGGCGGTAGTTTGACAATTTCAAACAACGTTACTTATTTAACGCCTGCTAACTTAGCAACTGTTAATAAGCCTGTTACCTACTTTACAAGTACACGCGCTATCAGTGGTAGTTTAAACGCTTATTTGCGTACTGGCACTGGTAACACTGCTGAGTTAATGCAATCAATGTTAAATAATTCAGCAACAGCTGTTAACCCAGCCTTCTACATGAACATTTCAATTGGTGGTACTGGTACTACTAAAGTTGACTTTACAATGCCTGCAGTTGTGTTAACAATTCCCACAGTTAACGCTGAACAAGTTGTTTCAACAACTATTAACTTTACTGCTCAAGGCTCTGCAAGTAGTGCTTTTGATATCGGTGCGGCCAATGAGTTGACTGTTACTTACACAACTCCACAAGTTTAATAACCTGATCTGGGCTAAGCATGGTGCTTAGCCCATTGTATTCACAAATAATAAAAATATGTCTGAAATTTCTTTAAAATCCCTTTTAGTTCCCAGTAAGTCTGTTGAAGTTGAATATCCCGGCATGCCTGGTTTCAAAGTTAATCTTGCATTTTTAAGTCGTGAAACACTGCTTAACATTCGTAAGAAGTCAACAAAGACTAGCTTTAAAAATCGTCAAGCCGCAGAAGAGTTTAACGAAGACTTGTTCTTACAGCTTTATGTTGAAGCTGCTGTAAAAGGTTGGACAGGACTTAAAATGTCTTATCTTGAGCAACTTGCCCCAGTTGATTTAACTGGACAAAAGCCAGATGATGAGTTAGGCTTTACAGCTGAAAACGCACTGTACTTGATGAAAAACTCAAGTAATTTTGATGGCTTCATTAGCGAACAGGTCTCAGACTTGGGAAACTTTTCGAAGAGCAACTAAGTCACGTTACTAGGTTGCTCACAAACTATATGCAAAATAGCAGTGTTGCAATGACCAAAGAAGCATACTTTGAAATGTGTGCGGCTTTAGGTAATGAACCTGCAGAAGATGAAATTCCAGTTGAGTTTGAAGACTTTCCACTGGAAGTTCAGCAAGCACTAATTGCGTATAGGATGCTTCGAGATGAGTGGGATAGCATGAATGGTATTTACTTAGGTAAATCACTGATTGGTATTTCAGAAGTTTTGGAAGCTACAGAAATTGATCTTGAAGACAGAAAGTTTATAACTATGCTTGTTCGCACCATAGATGGTGTACGAATACAAGAGATCAATAATAAACAAAAAACTGAAAAGCCCGCTAAGTAATTTAGTGGGCTTTTTTATGCTTTAAAATTTTATGTATTGACAATTTTGACCATATGTGCTATAATGGTCCTAATGAAAAATATCTAAATTTTTTTAATATGCCACTTAACCATTCTAGGAGGGGGCTTAATGTCAAAAGTAACTGTAGGCTTTGAGCTAAAAGACGCAACAAAGTCGGTTGACCAGGTAGATGCCTCTGGTAAACGTTTAAATAAAACTCTTGAGCGTACTCAAGAGTTAATGAAGGGTACAAAAGGCGGATCAAGAGCAGCTGCCTCCGCATTTGATCAGACCAACTATGATAAATCTCGTGGTACTGTAGGCACTGGTGCGGCTGGTCGTGACTTTGCTAAGCAATCTCGTGAACTTGGTGGATTAGTTCGTTTATACGCTACTTATGCTGCAACTCTTTTTGCTACTGAAGCGGCATTTCGCGGACTTAGCGAAGCCATGAATACAACAAACATGATTGCTGGCTTAAACCAATTAGGTGCTGCCAGCGGTGTGGCCATGGGTGGTTTAGCCAAGCGATTCTCAGAAGCCAGCGGTGGAGCTATTAGCTTACGTGAGTCAATGGAAGCAACAGCTAAAGCTGTATCTAGCGGATTGTCGCAAGCACAGTTTTTGAAGTTGGGTGACGTTGCCAAGAAAGCATCACAGGCACTAGGTGTTAATATGTCAGATGCTGTTAGTCGTTTGACTCGTGGTATTACAAAGCTTGAGCCTGAATTGCTGGACGAATTGGGTATCTTTACTAAAGTTGGTAAAGCAACCGAAGATTATGCACGCGCTATTGGTAAACCAGTCAGCGCTTTAACTGACTTTGAAAGACGTCAGGCTTTTGCTAATGCAGTGCTTGAAGAAGGTGCTCGCAAGTTTGGACAAATCGAGATACCTACTAACCCTTATGATAAGCTATTAGCTACACTAAAGAACGTAGCACAAGCAGGTTTAGAAATTGTAAATAACGTACTAGGCCCCTTTGCTAAACTATTAGCCAACAATTCAGTTTTGTTGGTGGGTGCTATTACACTAATTGGTGCTAAAATTGTCAAAGATGCGCTACCTGCTATTGGAGAGTGGAGAGTAGGATTAAAAGCTGCAGCAGATGCTGCTCGCAAAACTAGTTCGGATATTGCCGCAAGTTTTGGTGAAGGCTTTGTTGAACGTACAAATGCAGCATTTAAAGTACCTCAGCTAGAAAGCAATCTAAAGAAGTCCGAAGAAGCTTACCGTGCTAGCCGTGCTAAAATGGCACAAATGGACACAGATCTTTCTAAGCGTGTTCTTAAAGGTGGTGCCGGAACTGATGATAAGTCTTTAAGAGCAGAGCAAACCAGATACAGTAAAGAAATAAATTCACTAAGACGTCAAGGCTTAGATATTAACAATGCTCAAATATTGGCACTTCAAAAAGAACGAGCAGTAGTTATTGCTTTACGCAACGATATGAAGGCTTTAAATGCTGCACAAGATGCTGCGCTAAGTAAAGCCAGCGGTGGAAGTATTTTTGAAAGAACTGGAGATTTTCTTCGTGCTAGTGCTGCCAAAGGTGCTAGAGATAGAGCCACACGTTTAGACATACTAAGTGATGTAAGCCAAAACCAAACACAACTAGGATTTGGTCCAGCTATTAGTATGATGATGAAAGATCTCGACAAGTTGCCTGGCAAGTTTCAAAAAGTACGAACAGGTATTGCTGGAATTGTTATTGCAGGAGCGGGTACTATTGGTACGGCTATATCGGGTTTAAGCCGATTCCTAGGACCTGTAGGTATAGGTATATCGGTACTAACTGCCGCACTTCCACTATTCCGAAACAACGAAGAAGCGGCTGCAAGATTTGCAGCTTCCTTAGATTTACTAAAAGAAAATTCAGAAAATGCTTTTCGAGTTTTAGAGCGTTTAAACAAATTAGATCCGCTAGAGCGTATTTCTGTGGATAATATATTTGCCAAAGGAACAGCTCTTGAAAGCTTAGGCGGAAGTATGTCTAAAGCTTTCACCGATATTGAAACAGAAATAAAGAATCGTAACTGGGCCGACAGTACACTTAACTTTTTAGCAAGTATTATAGGGCGTAGCTCAGAACAATTATTAGCAAAACAAATAGGTAATTCATTAGAGAGTGCTATAAAGCTATCCGCTAATGGTTCTGCTATACAACAAGAAATTGCAAAACTATTAGAGTTACCCGCTGACTCTTCTTTAAAAGCAATTGAAAAAGCTTTAGTTGATTCAAGCCCGGCTATAAGAGGTGCTGTTGCTAAAGTTATAGAAGATTCGGGCAAAAAGGCAGTAGCTTCCGCAGGCTCTCTTAAAACCTTTAGAGAAGGCTTAGCAGAAAGTAGTAAAATTTATCAAGATCTTATAAATACTACTAAAAACGCTACTCCACTAACTAAGTTTGCAGAAGAAAGCACAAAAAAGATCTTAGAGTTAAATAATGCATTAGAAGGTGCAAATTTACCAGAAAAGCTTACAGAACTAACTAGACTTAGTACAGATATTAATTTTTTACAACTATTCCCCTTAGAAGCTGCAAAGAATATATTATCAACTTCAAGCGAGTTAAAAACTCTTAGCGCAGAGTTAGCAGATGTAGAGAGTAAGCAGACACTATACAACAATGCTTTAAATGAGCAACAGGCTATTGTAGATAAATATGCTAGGCTGGTTACTGGACCAACAACTGTAAGTGAAAGCAATGAACTTGCGGCTGCTAAAAAGGCTATTCAGTCTCTTAAAGAAGCAAATAAGGGACTAGATACTACAAGAAGTGGTATTAGCAGCTCACTGCAGAATGCTCAAGCAAAGTTCGCAACCGCAATGAGAGAAGGGTTATTAGCTAATATTGACACTTTTACCGCAAATTTAGTGGCTTCAGCAGCAAAAGCTGGTCTAGAACTTAAGAAAGCAGCATTAGGTGGTGTAGCAGATCCTGTATTAAAAGCAGAAATTCAACAGAGGATTGACCTCGAGGGACTTAAAATAGATAGAAGCTTATTAAAAGTGCAGATGAGTTTAATAGAATCTACTGATAACTTACGCTTAGCTATGCTGGAATCTGCTTTTGAGGGCAAGTTAAGAGACAGGGGTCTTTCAGGCTTAGAAGGCGGTGATCTTGAAAATGCACTGCTTCGTAATCCCGCAAACAGGGATTTAGCAGACGATAGAAGACTTATTACTAGCATTAAAGAAAATAGAGGAAAAAGTCTTACTCAGCTACGTGCCGAAACTGCATCTGCTGGTCGTGACATGGGCCAACTTGGCGGCGTTGCACCAGTAGGCACTTTGCGAGGTTTAGGTGAAGTCGTTGGATCAGCTCAGGCACGTGCAGCAGTACAGCAACAACTGCAAGCGTTAGACAATACTGAAAAAATGATTGATTTAAAAGCTAAGCTTGACAAAATTGATGGTGAAAGTTTTAACAAGTTAAAAGAGTTTGGAGATAAACAAAAAGAAATTGACCAAGCTCAAGCAGCATTTGCAGTTAAAAAAGATTCAATGACTGAAGCTGAATTTAACAAAGATAATGAAGCTTTTACATTACAAAAATCAAAACTTGCTATCCAAATAGAAGACGAAAAATCTAGCTTAGCAGTAAAAAAAGCACAAGCTGTGGAAACGATTTTACTTACAGAAGAAGCTAGAAAGAACTTAGAATATACCAAAGAAAATGCCAATATAGCAAAAACACTAACTAAAGAAGAGCGAGATCAAGCAGATGCTGCAGCAAAGAAACTTACAGCTACTTCATCAGCTTTAAATATCAAAGACCGCGATGCTAAAACTTCTGAGCAAGCATTTATCGTTAGTTCAGCTGCTTTAGACAAAGAAATTTCTATTAATAAGATAGCTCAAGACAATTTAAGTTTGCAAGCTCAACTCGGTATGCTTGATGATGAGTCTTTGAGAACTAAATTAAACTTATTAAAAGTTGAAGAGCTAAAACTAGAGCAAACCAAGCAATTAACTGCAGCTCAACGTGCATACAATCAAGAAATTGAAAAGCTAGACCGCGATAAAGCCGCAGCAGGTGGAACCTATGTAGGCGAGAAAAAAGCAGATGACGAGACAGCACGTGCACGACTACTAGAAAACTATGGTGCTCAAAGATCAGCAATTTTACTAGTAACGGACGCGCAAATTAAAAGTGCGCAAGTAATGGCAGACACTACTAACAGGCAACTAGCATACACAGAAATGTTTAAGCAGGGATTTAAAGGTATGGAAGACGCTATTGTTAACTTTACTAAAACTGGTAAATTAAGTTTCAAAGACATGATTAATAGTTTTATTGAAGGTTTGTTGCGTTATGAGATTCAACAGCAACAAATTGCTCTATTCTCAGGTATGGGTGGTCCTGGAGGACTTGCAAAAATGTTTATGGGAGCACTAGGTTTCCGAGGACCACAGTCTCTTAATATGGCTGGCGACATGGTAACAGGGTATCAAGGCGAAGCTAAAGGCGGAGTATACGACGCTGGATTACGAACATTCGCTAAAGGCGGGATGTTTACTAACTCAATAGTTAGTCAGCCAACGTTATTCAAGTTTGCTAAAGGCACTGGTTTAATGGGCGAAGCAGGACCAGAAGCTATTATGCCCCTAAAGCGCGATAGCAACGGTAATCTGGGAGTACGATCAGGTGGTGGCTCAAACGTTGACGTAGTTGTTAACAACTATGGCAGCGAAAAAGCAACTACCAAAGAAACCGTAGATTCGCGTGGAAATCGCCGTATCGAAGTAATGATTGGGGATATGGTAGCAGGCGAATTAAATCGCGTGGGTTCAAATACTCAACAGGCAATGACAGCCAGCTATGGTACATCACCATTAGTGGCAAGGAGATAATAAATGGCAGTATTACCATGGCCCGCAACACTTCCGCAAGTACCTCAAAAAGGTTTTACGGAATCAATTGGAATTAATGTTATACGTTCAGCTACAGATGCCGGCCCTGCAAAACAAAGACGCAGGGCCACGCGTCCAAACGAAATGAGTGTAAACTTTTTAATGACTACCGCACAAACACAAAAACTAGAAGACTTTATAAAAAATTTACCAACAAATACTACTACGCCTGGTATTGCAGGAGTTAATCGTTTTAGTTTTCCACATCCACGAATACTTGGTACAACTATAGAAGTACGTATCATACCGGGTAGTGGTGGTGAGTTTTTTAATTTGCAATATATGGCACCAGGATACTGGTCTACCAGTCTTAAATTTGAAGTGATGCCATGAGCAGACTAAATAGTTTATCACAATCAGCTGTTAGAGCAATGTTTGCTTCAGAAACTCCTGAAGCACTAATTTTGCTTATTACTATTACTAATCCAGCAGATCCTGCAAATCCTATTCGTTTAGCAGATGGGTATACTAACCGCATTGCTTCTTTAACAACAGACACAGATGTAGTATATGGCGTAACTAGTAATTCAATAGACTACTTGTTTATGCCTATGCAAATAGCTTTACCTGGTGAGCAAGAAGCAGGTGCAGCACAGTGTAGTTTAGTTTTTAACTTTGTTACTCGCGAAGCTATTGATCTTATTCGTACTCACCTAACAAATCCTGTTAGTGTACAAATAGACCTAGTACTAGCTAGTAGTCCGAATACTATTGAAACTAGTTTTTCAGGTTTTAAAATAACCAATGTTACGTATAACGCAGATCAAATAACATTTGACTTAAACATGGTCAGCCTTAGCCGCGAACCGTTTCCGTGTTATACATTTACTCCAGCCAACTTTCCAGGACTATTTTAATGAATTATAATAAGTATATTGGATTACCTTATGCCAGCAACGGCAGAGACGAAAGCGGAATTGACTGCTGGGGATTAGTGCGTTTATTTTATAAGCAAGAATACGATATTGAATTACCAAGCTATACTGAAGAGTATTCAGGTGCATACGATACCCGTATTCTTGATATGATGGACATTTATAAAAATAATTGGGCACAAGTACAACAACCTGAAGTTGGTTCTGTTATAGTATTCAATATATTAGGTGAGCCTTTTCACGTAGGTGTCTACGTTGGCGAAGACAAATTTATACATGCCCGTGACGGCATGGACAGCGTTTTAGAGTCCGTTAATAGCCCAAAATGGGCAAAACGTATTGAGGGTTATTATAAATACTCTACTCAAGCTAGCGCTGTGCTGGCAGGTAAACCACACCCTTTTAAACAAACAAATTATACAGATCTAGCTATTCCCGGATCTACATTAGCCGATATATCAAAAAATTTAATTGATACTTATAAAATCAGTGACTACTTTGCTAAAAAATTAATTTTATTCTTAGATGGTGTTAAAGTACCACAGTCAGAGTGGAATACTATTCGCGTTCAAGCAGGTCAAAGTGTTATTTATAAAGTAGTGCCTGAAGGCAAGCAAGCTCTTCGTGCGATTGCTATGATTGCTTTAATATACGTAGCAAACGTATATGGAGCAGAGCTTGGCGCCGCCATGGGCTTAACAGAAACTGCTGCAGTATCAACTTCCGTTGGTATGGGAGAAATAACTGTAGCAACTACAACTGGTAAGATTGTAGGTACAATGGCTATTAATATGGCAGGTATGGCACTTATTAATGCTGCCTTTCCTATTCGCCCATTAAATGGAAAAGATCCAGGAACTTCTGCACCTGTAAATGCGTTTAGTGGTGCTGCAAATCAAGCTAATCGTTTTGGAGCAATTCCTGTTGTGCTTGGTAAAATGCGTAGTACTGCAATGCTTGCGGCAGTGCCTTACGTAGAAACATTAACAGATACCAGTTTATTACACTTATCCCTTATATGGGGCTTTGGACCGCTAGCAGTTGATGATATTCGTGTAGGTGCAAAAACTTTAAATGAACTTTTTTACACTAGTCAAGTCACAGCAGGACAAGACAATCCTGTACCAGAAACATTACTTGGTGTACCTCAGGAAACTACAAACGGTAAGCTAGATGCCTTTGATAAGCTATACCCAACCGACGTAGAACAAAAATTTCCACAAATTGAATTAGTTAAGAATAGTATAGACGGAAATCCTCCTGCAGTAATTACTCTAGAAGAGTATGCTGAAGACATTGATGTAGCGTTTACTTTTCCTGAAGGTATGCGCAAAATTAGTACCAAAGACGGAAAGATAAGTGATGCTACTTGCTCAATTCAAGTTCGTTTACGCAAAGAAGGTGAAACATCTTGGTCAACATTACCGGCTTACCATCTAGGCAATTATGCATCACCAACACCTAGTGATACAGGCTTTAAAACTACGATTAGTTCTGCTCCTTCATATACAGACGTTAATGGTGATGTAATATCACTATATAAATGGTACGTAATTGCTATGGCACCAGGCGGAGGCATATCCGTATTTAGCGGAGCTGCTACTGATAGGCAGTATTTTGACCCTTCTACTTATATAAAAACTTTAGCTACACAAGGGTCATACGCGTCCTTTGTAGGCACTGACGGAAATAATATACTAAGGCTGCCTAGTATTCCCAACGGCTATGTTAAATTACATACTTTATGTTTTCTTGGCGCTAGTTATTTAGTTGACTCTACAGTATCACATCTAACTACTACAGGCCCAACTGTTATAGAAGGGCTAGGACTTACGTCTGTTACCAGAGGAGTACAGCGTACTTCAGCTGGTGTAGCTATTACAGACAGTGAGGGTAATTATATACCTACAACTGATTACGACATTGTTATAGGCGCAGGACGAATTGTAAACAATTCAGTTGCTGCAGGCACACCCCAAACTATATTTAGTGCTACTCAATTTTCTGGTGTTGGCGGCCCCTATGGCGGTTGGAGAGGG